TTCAATTATTGAGCTTGCCACCTCATTGACTGCGGCAATTGGCACGCCTAAAACCCGGCTCACATCCCGCACACACGCTTTGCCCTTCAGTGTCCCGATCGTGGCAATCTGGGCAACACGATCGTGTCCGTATTTATCGCGCAAATAATCGATTATTTCTTGCCGCCGCGAATCTTCAAAATCCATATCGATGTCAGGCAAGTCGATCCGATCCGGGTTCATAAAACGTTCAAACAAAAGCCCGTGTTCTATCGGGTCAACTGAAGTGATACCAAGTAAATACGAAACAAGCGAGCCCGCCGCCGATCCGCGCCCCGGTCCGCACATTATTTTATTCTCTCGAACCCAACGATAAATATCATAAACAACCAAAAAATACGGGATGAATTTTTGTTTTTTGATTGTGTTCATTTCATACGCTAAACGGGTTTTATATTCCTTTGCTATTCTCGATTTTTTTTCGTCACGCATTTTTGCGACAAATTTGATTTTTTTGTCCATTGCGCGCCAAATCCAACCTTGAAAACAAAGCGATTTGAAATAACTCCAATCGTTATCAAACCCTTCACCCAATTCAACTTCTGGTAATATTCCTTTTAAGTAATCGATTTCCACTTTGGCCGTTACACGTTCAGCGAAAGCCATTGTGTTATCAAGTGCCTCTTTGATTTGCCGCTTTGTCAAAAGCGGGTGGCAATCTTCAAACGATCGGCGCATTTGTCCGCGCCTTTTCAAAAAGAACCCATCGCCGTCAAAACGAAAACGCTTTTGATCTGACAAATACTTATGCGTACCAATACACAACATAACATCGTGATGGATTGCATCTTTGCGGCCAACATAATGCGCGTCTTGTGTCGCCAACAATCCAACTTTTCCGCCATACCGTTTTGATAAATTCATGCAATATTTATTTGCAATTTCTTGTTCATCGATTGGATGTGGTTGAATTTCTAACCAATAATCAGAACCAAAGCGATCAAATAATTGATCTGATACCTTAATTGCTTCTTTCTTCTTCCCTGCTATTACTCGATCATTAACAACACTAGCAAGACAACCGGAACCCACCATGAGCCCGTCACCGTGTTTTATCAATGCGTCTATATCTATCCTTGGTTTATAGTAAAACCCGTCTGTGTAGGCCTTTGAGGATAGATAAAAGAGGTTTTTCAACCCTTCGTCGTTTTTCGCCCAAACTGTCAAATGCCAACGGTCCCTAATCCCTTCCTGTTCCTCAAACTCCTTAACCGCGATCTTTGCTTCGGCCTTTTTCATGCCGTCGCTAATAACTTGTTTTTCTTCGTCGGTTAATCCTTTGCGCCGCATTTTTTTTGCAACATAGAATTCGATCCCATAAATCGGGTTAACCCCGTGTTTTTCAGTTGCCTCGTGTAACGCGTGGTAGCCTCTCAGAGTCCCGTGATCAGTAATAGCTATAGCGGGGTTACCCCGCTTCTTTGCGGCCCTTGTATAGGCGTCTATTGTCGCGCAACCGTCCAGTTGTGACATATCACTATGAGTATGCAAATGGACGAAATCGTCTTTTTTAGTTTTCGTCACAAAAACCCCAATTTGTTTTAACCTCTAACACTTTATCAAGAGAAACGTCTAACGTTGCGTTAACATCCCAACGAGCATAACGACCGATCGCACAAATATTCTTTGGCCATTTTGAAAAATCAACACTTTCGCTTTGTAACATGTGACCTTTCAAAACAACCGGATCTTTTATAAAATGCCAATTATCGGGAAAAAGAAAATACAGATCTGAATAAATCCGCTCTTTCCTTTCTGTTGTCAATTCGCCGTTCACCTCTATTGCATAGCCGTTATCAAATGGTGACATCCTATAAACAACACCGCCGATTGTATATGGAGTATAAATGTAATCCCACGCAGCAAACCGATCTGATGAAAATTCAATTTCGGTTTTACAACCATTTTTTTTCAAAAATGTTTTTGGAAATTTTGGTTGAACAAACAAAACGTTTCGCCTAACTGCGTTATAGTAACCAATTTTCCACCATACGATTTTTTTGATTTCCCATAATGGAATAGTAAAAATTAAAAAATCAAAATATATGGTTTCTCCATTTTCAACTTTCAAACTCTTAATACCAATCCCAACCACTTTTGAGAAAACTCTTTTAACCCCGTCGAGATGATAAACAAGACTTTCAAGAAGCATAACAGAGTCTGTTCTGATTGCCTTTCTTTCTGATATTTTTGTGATAGCGCCAAACACTTTTAAAAGCGCTGGCTCAGTCATTGAGTTTTTTAGATTTTTCGGCGGTTCCAATAAACGCGTTTTCCTAAAATGATCGTCATTTAAACGCTCAAGTCTGTTCATCTTACTTTTTTTGAAAAAGTCTTGTCCCATTTTCTCTATTTTATTTTTCAACAAAATGCCATTTTTGACAAAAAAAACCGAATATGGAACGTCAATAGAATCCAACAAAGCACAAAAAGGATCAGTTCTTTGTGTATATTTGTTTTCACCTTTTGAAAAATCTCCACCCAAACGATCTTTTTCTATCACGGTAACATCAGCACACTTTAAAAATTGATGCGCACACATCAAACCGGTTACACCGCCGCCAACAATGACGATCTTGAGACTTCTTTTTTTCATTTCTCGTTAGATTGATGGTAAATCTATTCTATTCTGATTTACCGCTTTTACAAGTTCCTCGCACAGTAAAGCTAGTTTGGGTTGTTTTGCGTCTTTTATTATTGACTTTAACCGTCCCTCTTCTTTGTCTTCTAGCTGAAGTTTGTTAAATGTGCTTTTGGAAACCAATTTTCTAAACTCTTTGGTCGTAAAAGGTAATTTTACGTCAAAGGCTTCGGTTGATGTTTTGAGTTTTAGAACAACCAACGGAAAATCAACCCCGCGATTTGTTTTACACCTTATACCAATGTAATCAGATGTTTTAAGCCGATCGAACTGGTAAAATTGTCCAGTGGATATGATTTGATCCGAAGCGGCAAAAGTCCTATTTTTGAGCCTACTTTCAAAGTCTACTTTGAACTGTTCAAAAACGATCAAAAGTTCGTTTCGTTTGCGTCTTGCACGCCGCGCTTTTGTCATCCGGCTTCGGCGTTTCGCTTTTATACTTGGGCCATCTTTCCTTTTATCTCTGTTTGGATCGACCGCTTTCGTGCGTTGTTTTTTGATTTTTTGACTTGCTTCATCTCTAAGAAGTTGCTCACAAAAACGTATAAAAGGCGCATAACCGTGCTTAGGCACAGATCTATCATCCTCTATTGTCAAATAAGCCGTACTGCGTTTTCTTGTTGTACCTAAATACCGGGTGAAGGCGCCGCAACGCTTTCTAAACACGCAAGGCCCACCGTCACACTCTTGATCGCCTTCTTCATAAGTTCCAAAACACGCTGGTAATTTTTGCTCTTTCAATTTTTTTCTCCATTCCACTTTCTTCTACTCACAATATTACCATCGCTAATTCATATGTCAAGAAAAAAATCGATCATGAATAAGTTTCTTTTAACTTTTGTCTTAACAAATTAACGTTTATGTCAAGAGAAGCGCCCCGCTCGCCTCGAAAAATAACAGCGTTATCAACCGCTTTCTCAACTTGTTCCCCGGTAGCGCTTCCGGGGTCAATGCCGATTGGTAAAGTAGAAATATAAACCCCCTCGAAGACAAACACAAGTTGTTTAGCGACCTCCAAAGGTGCCTTTTTTTCTTCCGGATCAAGCATGATCGTGATCGTTGTATCGCTTGGTAAAGTGGTCAACATTCTGATTTGTTCAGAGTGTAAAACCTTACCACTTAACGCCAATGCGTTAAACCCGTTTTGCGACATTTTGATCACGTCCAAAGGCCCTTCAACTAACACCAAATCACCACCTTTTTGAATCTGTGGCCAACCTAACAAAAGGTGTGATTGAAACGGGCAAACCGGGTTTAGATATTTTGGAAGTTGTTTTTTGATAATAGTGCGCGAAGTAAAAGACTCGCCAATTGGGCAAACGATCGGAATGATAATTCTGTTTCTGTATCGCCCTCTATTGCAAAACCCCAAACCCCAAATGCGCGCTGTTTCTCGTTTAACACCGCGCTCTTTTAGATAAGTTGGAAACCTCCATTTTTTGCGTTCGTAAATTGGCACAAATTCATCTGGCAACAGTTGGATTTTCTCTTCTTTGTCTTCGTCGTCTGTTTCTCTCAAACCCTTTATTTTCTCTATTAGGGTTGGTAGAGTTTCTTTTCTTCTACGCTCTAAAAGATTTTTAAGTAAAAACGCCCTTGCTTGTTGCCAAGTTATATTTTCAACTTCGGCAACAACACCAACTAAATGGCGCCCGCGCTTTTCGCATTTGAAACAAATATAATTGCCTGTCTTAATATCTACGTAAAAAGAAATTGGACTACTTCGGCCGCAAAAAGGACAAACCGCGCTTATCTGCCCAGTTGATCCTTTTTTACAACCTTCGAGATTGGTAAAAACATACTTTTGGATATCGAATTTCATACGTCCAACTCATCAAAGATCATTTTCGCAAAATTACCATCAAGCGGAATTGAAATCCGCGCTTCGCCGTCGCGATATTTTGCAAGATACAATTCAATATAACGGTATTTTGCAAGCGTCGTTGGGTCGTCAATAAAATCTTCATCTTCATCATCATCGATAATAACCCGGGTCGATCTAGTTTTCTTTTCTGGTGTGTTTAGTGTCACCACTAAATCGGCAATCCTTGATTTGTCGTAACTTTCACCGGCGGCTTGTGTTGTTGCAACCTTTTTTTCCCAATCGCGCCCGGCGTGAACGCTTGCCCAAACCGCGTAGCCGTCTTCTTCGGCAAACGCCTTACACTCTTGATAAACAACTGTGTGGTTGAGTCTTGTCGACTCTTGTTTTGTTGTCGGTTGCATATGATCGGGCGAATCAAGTAAAACCAAATCAGGACGAAAACCACAATCGTCAAACGATTTTTCTAACGCGTCTTTTACAGAGTTGATGGTTGGCTTACCAAGTGGAAAACTAAAGATCTCGAAACACTCTTTATGCCTTTTTCTTGCCGACCTTAGTTTTTTGTCTATCCGCCTTCTTTCTTTTTTTGTGAAATCATAATTTTTGAATTTGTTGTAATCCATTCTCAACCAACGCGCATCTTGTCTCATTGCTATTTGGCGCGCTGGCATTTCTAAAGCGAAATAAGCAACTTTGTATTTTCTAACCCGAGCGATCAAAGCTGCATAAGCGAAATTCGTTAACATTGCGCTTTTACCTTGTGAGGTTGTACCCATCACCAAGCCTAATTCACCAATTTGCAACCCGGTAATAATTCGATCTAGTTTTTTTATGTTTGTCGGAACCTTAACAACCAAATCGGGATTATCACGCTGATATTTTCTCTCTATTTGCCTTTCTTCGAATTCTTCAATCCATTTGACACGCGTAAATTGAACCGGGCTATAATCGCGCTTTGTCAATTTGTGAAATTCACTATAAGCACCGTCTATTTGATGTTTTCCAAGCTTGTCAACCGCAAGTTCCATTGCTCTTTGCGCATCAACCAATCTTACAAAATCGGTCAATTCTTCGAGAGTAGAACGCGGATTTTTTGGTTTTAACTTAAATAATTTTCGGATAACTCGAAGATTTTTTAATTGTTCGTCTTTTTCATCAAATGCGTATTTTGCCTTTTGAACAAAAAGTTTTTTTGATGGTAGTTCTTTGTTTTTTGTCCAAACATCAAAAATTATTTCCCAACACCAAGCTAATTCCGAAGTCCCAAAATGATGTGCATTTAGAACCCTAGAAGCTAATTTTGTATATTCCGGTTCTTTCAGCGCTTGCGCTAATATCTCTTTTTCAAATTCAATGTCAAAAACAGGTTGATCCATATCTTCTCAGAGTCCTTGTGCGCCGTTCTGACAGCCGTTGTGCTCGATGTATACCAAACCACACCAAAAGGTGTAAAAGCCGGTCAAAAACCCATTTCCTTTCTCGTCTGAGTCGCTAACACCTCTCTATAGTCTTCACCAACCAATTCCGCCACAAGATACTTACCTTTGAGCACTGAAACAACAGACGATCCATAGGTTTTAGACAAATCTTTATAATCTAAATTCGAACCGAGCAAAACCGGCATAGAATCATCGAAACGCTTTTTTAAAATGCGTTCAAACTGGCTATCGATGAAAGTGGCAGTTTGCTTTCTTCCTTTAACCCTTTGCTCTTTCCCAAGTTCATCGATCGCTAACCAATCACTTGTCAAAAGCAAATCGAGATATTTGGTCGCTCCTTTGTCATCAAATCCGCGTTTTATATCATGTTCAAGTTGCAGCATAGTTGTATAATAAACCGTCTTCCTTTTTTTGATTGCCTGAGTCAAAACATAACTGATAAAATATGTTTTACCAACCCCATTATCACCAACTAAACAAAGCCCAAAACCACGCCTATGAGCTTTATTTAGATTTTCACAATATTTCAAAATCACATTTTTAAAAACGTCAACATTTTGCTTGACACTTGATTTTTTGATTTTCCAAAACTCCATTGGCACACAACCCTCGAAAGCCCCAACCAAAAAATGTTTTCTTTCGTCACTTATGTGTTTTGAAGCAACCCGAGTTTTAAATTCTTCGACCTCTTCTAAATCTCTCATTTTGAAAAATGCGCCTTTGCCAAATATTTGGCGGCCCTTTTTATTTTTTTTGGGATATAAAATAAAGCGCCTTGAGAAATTGCACAAGCGGCGTTCTGTATTTGTAATAAAAATTCCTCTTCTTGTTCTTCAACTCCAAACTTTTTCAAAAGTTCTCTGACTTTTGGATCTAATTCTTTTCCTGAAAACGAATTACCAAAAGACGGTTTTTCTCCTTTGGCGCTCAAATCGCTACAAGCAACAGTCTCAATTGCTTGTTCAGAAGCAACCCAAGTCAACGGCGGTATTTTGAGCGAACCATTTTTAAAATCACCAATGTGTTTGTGCCAATACCGCAACACTTCAAAAGGGGTAATCTCTTTTTGAATACAACGAATTCCGCCTTGTTGGGCATGTTTCATTGAACTATCAGAAACAAGAAAACAACCACGTTTCCCTTGTTCCCGTTCTAACGCCCGTCTATATCTTTGATATGCTATCGCGAAACCATCACCAAGCTTTTTGACCAAAAGTTTTTTTGCTGGGTTGTGCATTGTTAATTTCAAAATAGAAAGCATTTCTTCGCGTTCTTCATCAGTTGGCGAAAACGAAAATGATAATTTCTTATTCTGGGCAACTTGAGACCAATCGAGTTTTTTCTTTTTTCTTTTGGGCGCGCATAGAGACCTACGGTCTCTAATTTCTTTTAACTTCTTAATATTTATTCTCTTCTTCTTATTATCAGAAGATATAGGAGATATAATATGACCCCTATTCTCTTTTTTAACTCTTTTTACCTTCCGCTTTGTTACCGACTTGTCGTTACTTTTCATTGGGGTTTTTCCGATGATATAAAGCGCAAAAAATTTTTCGTGTTCACTTTTTCGACCTTTCGACTATTCGTTACAACAGAGTGCTTTTTGAACTGATTATGAAATGTTTCGGAGTTAAACGCCGTCGTTTTTTTTGACCACTTCTTAACGACTATTCGATAATTTATCGTAAAAAATAAAATCAGAGTAGCGACCTTGTGACTACTCGAAGCGCCTTCGAGTTTTTTATATGTCGCCATTAATCCAACTTATCCTAATCATTCTAATCCACATGTTAACGATAAACAAACTTTTGTTTTCTTTGAATTAAGATTTGGCGCCGAATAAAAACTTCACCCGGCTTTCCTATCCCATTATTCACCGGCTCAACATATTTCATCAAACGAAGCTCTTTCAATACCATAGTCGTTTGTGTTCTTCCTAAATCAAAAAGTCCGGGCAATTCGTTTTGTGAAAATTTTCGCTTGCCTTGAGACAACATTTTGACAAAACAGACAAAAGCCCTTGGCGTCAAAAACTCAGTTGCTTCTTCGATTTCGATCGGTTCACCGTATCTCTTTCTATACTGCCTCATGCCCAGATCATAACCCCACCTAAAATATAAGTAAAGAAAAAAGTTGACTACAGGTCTTTGACCCTGCGAACCCGGATTTTAAAGGCTTCTTCTTCCCGGTAAACCTTCAACCGCTCTTTGGAATGTTTTGCAAAATACTTATTTGTCAGATCGAGAAAGTCTATATAATAAGCTCTCATTTTACCATCAGAAGGGGTCAAATTTCTCATTTTTTGAATTGTTGGTTTTATGTCTTTTCCACCTTCGGCGTTTATCACAACAACTAATTCTGGAATATCGATTCCTTCACTTAATACAGTCCCGATCAACACTTTGACACCGCCGCTTGTGAAATCACCAACTTTATTTGTTCGTTCCCCGCTTGGATCTTTACTTGTGATTGTGTGGTGACTGATTTCCGCTTTGTCGAAAAGCTCTGATAGAATTGCAACTTGATTAAGTCTATTTGTTACAACCAAAACCGGTTCACCGCGCTTTACAAAGTGTTTTGTAATTTTTGTTATTGTGCGATTTCTGTGTTTGTTTTCATAAATAGCACGATTTAAAACTATTTGGCTCCAACCCTTACCAAGTAAATCCGGCTTTTTGATTTTAAATAACCAAATTTCTGGAGCAACCAGATACCCCAATTTGACTAGTTTTGACGTTCCAATACTATATCGAATATTTCCACAACACGCTTTTAACCAGATCGCGCCCTTTTCCCACTGTTCGGATCGATCGGGATAGGCCGTTGCTGATAAACCTATCTTATAACGCGCGTCAAAATCCATCATACCTTTGTGCCACGTTTCAGCAGTTAAGTGATGCGCTTCATCAAATATAACCAAGTCGTAACGCCCTGTAAGCTCTTCCCAACGCTTCGCCGCGTCTTTGTCTGGCTTCTTTTTCTCTTTACCTTTTTTCTTTATTGGGTGTCCGGCTTCTTGCAACCTCGACAAAGTTTGGGCCATTGCAACCGTTATATTTTTTTCTCTCCAAATACCGTCGCCGATCAAACCAACATCTTCAAAAAGAGATTCTTCAAGGCTTTCTTTTGTTTGATGTAAAAGCATTTTGCTTGTAACAATAAACAAGGTTTTGACAGATAAAAAATTTATTATCCAAGCGACCGTTTTTGTTTTCCCTGAACGGATCGGCATTTTCAAGATCCCACTACCTTGAAAAGTGCCAGATTTGAAAAACCGTTTACAAGCTCTTTCTTGATATGGTCGAAGTTTTATCTTTGTATTCCAAGCGTACCAAATGTGTTCAACCGCTTTTGGAGATCTCCTGTTTTTCGTATCAACTTTATAACGCAAGTTGAGTTTATCAAGTTCAGACATCACATCTTGTAAAAGCCCAGTTGGAAAAAAGTAACCTCTTTTTTTACTGAATTTTAAAAGTTTTTCGCGCCCGTCCCAACGTTTATCCCTAAACGCTGGCGAAAAATACGAACCGGCAACTAAATATGAAGTAACATCTTGTAATAATTTGACAATCATACGATCGGCATTTTTGATTGTTGTGTATTTGTTCTCAACTTTTAAAATCAACTTTTTTGTCATTCGATTAGCTTACTCGTTTTTTTTACCTTTTGTCAATTTTTTTCTTGACTTATGTTTTAGAACTGGCATAATGGACACTACGACCAAGTTCATTCCCAACCTTGGCACCCTGGCGACTTGGTCAAACCTCACCCCCCGTAAAAGTCGCTAGGGTGCCTCTATAACGGCCATTTTTTCAGGGATAGGTAAGACTATTGGGCGACAACTACGGCGCCCGCAACAACCGCCACAAGCGCCGTGATAGACCACGGGACCCAGCCCCATCGATCACGATCATAACGAGCCTTTTCAGAGCTCATGAGTAGATTATGAGTCGACTCAAATGCACCCTTGTAGGTGTTACCGCGTTCATCGGCTTCGAGATAAAGACCTTCCCATCGATCGGCATTATCATTCAAAAGCTCGATCTCTTGATTCAGCGTCAAAATTTCGGCTTCTAGTGTTATCATGTAGGCCCAAATTGTGTGATAATCGGTGAAAAGGTGGCCTACTTTTTGACCATTTTTTGGGGTGAAACAAACAAAGCTTGCGCCCGTCACATCTTTGACTGTGATCGCTTCGGGTTCAAATTGCTCTGAAGGCGGTCTAATCGGTGTCTGTGAGCCTTCTTCGGCGACGGTTGGCATTGATTGCATTAACAACACTACCAGCGTCAGAAGCGCTGTCAATCGTCTCATGTTCGTCCTCATTTTGTTTCATCCCATCCACGCGCCCTTTTTTAAGGTCTGCACGTCGCTCTTTCAGTTTTTTAATCTTTTTGTCGTTGCGCTCAACAGCTTCGACGGTTTTTTTCACGTCTTCTTTGTATTCGTCTTCTAGCGCGTCTGTAACGGCTTGTAACGGTCCCGATTTTGGGCCATGGCTCGGGCTAGTCAACCGCGCCAAAACCCACCAGATCGCCGCCAGAACCACACCAAGAACAATGAAAACAAAAAGTATCACCCTCAACCATTTTGGTTTCGCTTTGTACCACTCGATTACCGCTTTTGGTTCAAAACTCATTTTGCGCCGCCGCTCTTTTTTGGTTTGATTCCGATCAAAGATCCAAACTTTTGGCGGATAGCCGATGGGATCGCTTTACGACAAAGATGTGCTGTAAGAGCGGCAACAAGACCAAACATGACCGGCGTTTCAGTTTTAATCGCCGGAACAAATGCGCCGCCGATACAAACCGCAACCAAAACATAAGTTCCCAAGTTTTTCCAAAACCAAGTCGAGTTTAGTTTTTTCTTTTTGCTGATTGGAATCAAACCGATAAATGTCATAACCGCTGTTGCACTTAACACCAAACCGATAAACGATTTTACATCAATTCCCCAAGCTTCCATTTTTTACCCTTTCGTTATTGCGCCGCGCCTTTCCCCTTCAGTTTCAAGCAATAGACGTGTGTTTTCATCAATTCGGCCGCCCATTTGTGACAACAAGTCTTGTGTTCGTCTGAGATCTTCAGAAAGTCTTTGGACTTCGGTTTTTAGTTGAGATTGTTTTTCTCTTTGTCCGCGCAAATTGTTTGCGATCCTCGCTTCGATACCGGTCAAAGTTACTTCACCTTTTAAAACCGAGACTATATATTGATCTGGCGTTTGTTGTTCTGTTGACTTGTCTGGGGTATCATCAACGACCAAAGAGGGTTTTTTCGTTTTTGATCTGCTGCTCATTTCTTAACCTTTCGTTTAAACGCGTTTTGCGTCGAACAGTGGTTATTTAGAGTTTTTCTTTTGTGGCAATTGCCGCCTTTGCATCTTGCCAAAGTTCGGCCGCCGTTTTTGTGAAGTCGACATTTTTGAACTTCAGCGGTTCGGATCGTTCCCTCATGTCGCCGTCTTCGATCTTGTATTCGGCCCACAATTTTGTCAAACCAGCCGAAATACCCGATGCAACTAAACGAAGAGTCCCAATTTCGCGTGCCATTTTCACAGCTCCTTTCTAAGCCACACCTTCGGCTTGTTTGATTTCAACTAACGCAGCGGCGAAAATATCCGCAACCGGTTGGTTTGGATCGAGATCGTCAATCTCGAAGATTTGTTGTTTCTTTTCGGCCTTGCCCGCTTTCACAATATAAGACACAAAAGCCTTATCTGGAAACGAATTTTCCGGCTCACCGGAAAGAAACAAAGTCGTGTTTTTGAGCTTTTTCTGTGCCATTTTTTAATCTCCTTTTCGGCTTTGTTATAGCTCATTTAAACATACGGTTTTTACACCACCAATGATAGATATTTTTATACTATTTTGTCTTAAAAGTTTCAACCACATTTTATCAGGTGGGCTGAATTCACCCATATAAGGAATTGGGTAAACCTCCAAAGTTCTTACTCTGATAAGACAACAAGAAAAATCTTCGTTTTTTGTTAAAACTACTTCGGAATCAACTTCGACCATTTTTTGAAATTCTATTGGTGTTAAAACAACCCCTTCACCTAAAATAAATAACCGATCGAAATTGTTTGTTTTTGCGTGTTTGATTGCTCTTTGTAAACCTCCGATTTTTTCTTTTAAAGGTTCTTCAGCCCCTTTAGAAACCCCGATCGAAAAAACTTCAGACTCTTTTAACGATCTAACCAAAATGTCAATTGCGTCAGAATACCTTCCAAAGTATTTTGTGTTTTCAGGGTCCCAAAAATTTACAATTAGAAGTTTCATTTGTTAAATTGGCATAGTTACCGCTTCTAGTTGAGCAATTCTTCCTAGCGCCTTTTTATGTTCTTTGTGAAGTTGTTTTATCGCACCGAGCAAAAACGTAATTGAGTCACCCGCGTGCAAAAAGTGATCGCCCTTTGTTGGGTCTTTCGTTCCCAACATCGGCCAAGGTATTGTATTTGGATCGGCCTTTTTTACAATTTTCGTTTTGCCATTTTTGACAATTGTGACAGTTTCGTCTGTTGGGGCATATTTTGAAATCAACCTTAAGTCATCCACATCATCAAAAGTCGTAAACGTTGTTTTGTAATACAGGTTATTAGTATAAACGTTTTCCCAATAATAAGTATCATCTCCTAAACTATAAGAATCTGTTATTTTTGGAAACATTGAAGAAGCCATACCACCACTTCCAGGAGTAGTGTTGATTAGAATCTCACCAACGGAAAGTTGACCCGAAACCCTTATATAATCCCAAGAATACGATATACTCCCTAGATCGTAAAAATTTGTATCTTCTGGTAAAACATCAGAACCAACACCAAACCCTGTCCCACCTGTTGCGTCTAAAACGAGTTTATCTATATTAGCGATTCCCCCTACCCAAAGATCGTCCCATGGGAATGAAAACGAACCCAAATCATAAGTATTATCCGCTTCCGGCAAAACATCAGAACCAACACCAAACCCCGTTCCACCTGTTGTGTCCAAAACAAGTTTATCGATATTAGCGATTCCAGTTACCCAAAGATTTTCCCATTCATAGGAAAAGGAACCCAAATCAGAACCGCCGTTTGCCACCGGTTCGAAATCAGTTGTACAACCGCTATCCAGACCAGTATTTATATCCAAAACATCTAAATAGAGAATATCCCAATTATAACTTGAATCGCCAAGGGTCAAATCCAAAGCGCCCGGTCTAAAGTCAGAAATACAACCAATACCAGATGAACCGCCATCGAGATCTAAAATCCTCGCATCAACTATTTTTGCTTCGATTTCATCCCAACGATAAGAACTATCTCCAAGAGTCCAATGATCCGTTTGTCCAGGTTGACAATCGGAATCAATACCATTAGGACCACCACCACCAGAAGCGAGATAAAGAACTTTGATATGGCCTTCATTCCAACGATAAGGAATTGAACCAAAATTACGCGTATCGTCTGCATTTGGCAAAAGGCCGGTTTCAACCCCGGTTGTTGTAGAACCGGAATCGTCAACTTTTAAAATGTTAAACGCCCCGCGTCTAGATTCAACATTAGCCCAACGTGCTGTTAAAACACCAAGGTTGAAAGTGTTGTCTGTTGTTGGATCTAAAGTGCTATGAACCCCTGCAACTGGTGTAGGATCATTATAAGTCAATTCTAAACGATTATCGATAAAAACAACACCAACATGAAGATTATCCCATAAATAAGATGAATTGCCTAAATCTACCGATCTACCTACGGTTGGTACAAAGTCAGTAACACAACCTTCGCCCGACGTTGCAAGAAGTGAAAATAATTCGAAATAACCATCAATGGCGTTTACATCATTCCAACGGTAAGTTGGAATTCCAAGATCCCACATATCGGTTGTTTCTGGTACAAGTCCACTCCTGACTCCGGCCCCGGTTCCAGAATCATCAATCGTTAAATTGTCAATATCAGCCCAAACGCTATAAAGCTCACCAAACCAATAAGTACTATCTCCAATAGCCCAAGCGTTATGTGCACTCGGTTCGATATGTGACATAACCCCGCCGCCCGGTGCAGTTCCGTTTAATACAAAATCGTTACATTCGACTTTGCCGCCAAACCAACCATCAGCCCATTTTTTACCAGTTGCCCCTATATCCTGCGCGTTGTCCGAAACGGGCAGAAAGTCACCACTCATCAAAAAGTCAACCGTATGGATTTCAGACCATTGGTGTGTTGCCCTTCCTAATTTGTATGTTGCATCAACTTTGGGCCAAAAATCTTGATCTAAACCGTATATCAAAATATCAGTCCAGTTGTGGTCGATAACTTTTTGATCGTCGTAATTAAACAAGCTTGGTGTACCAGCGTTCCCCGTTATATAACCAACATAACAATACCCCGCTTGAGTTCTTAAATCGGTATAGCGTTTAACTGTTGGACCTGGACAAAAAACTGTGTAAACATCTTCTTCTGGGTTAATGGTACCTTGACCTAAATCGCCAGTTGTCTGAATATAATTTTGCCCCCCACTATAGAAAACTACGCATTGTTCAATCGCAATCGATTCATTTATTGCGCCAGAAGCAGGAATCGTTTTATAAACCAAAACAATGCGCCCCGTATTATCAACCCCGGTTTCTAACACACTATCAACACGAAAATCGATCGTCCCATCACCATTATCTGTAACACTATTTGGGTTAGCCGATTCCCCAATTTCATCCCTAAATGAAACATATTCTGGCTGTCCATGATCTGGGTTTATTTGAATCCCAACCGGATAAGAGGCATATTTCAAACCAACATAATAAATAATGGTGTTTAAATTCTCAAATTTTACACCGGCCGAAAGTGAATTCCAATATTCAAGAAAATTGCCATATCCATCACTAGCAACAGCTGTGTTTCCTGGTGGTGATTCTACAATTTCAAAAGAGTTTGAACCATCACCGGCCATAACAACACCTTTTGGATGAAAAAAGGCGGAAGAATATTGTTCACGGTTTGATTCCGTAACACGTTGAAGCAAATATTGTAAAAATCTTTCTTTGAAATCGGCAGTCCCCAAAACTCTTTTTGAAACAAAGTTGGTGTATTCTAATCCAGTGGACATTTTTATTTCTCCTATTCGTTTATCCCAACTTCTTCGGTTTCGAGCGGAAGTTGAAACATTTCTACTTCATCAATTTCGATCGTTGCGTTTGTTTCGTGCCAAATTGCCAAAGTCCCATTCATAGTCGAATTATAAACCGGCGTATCTTGTAAAACAAGATTGTTATCGACATAAATTTTTCTACCATCGGGAAATTGTTCGTCAACTCTGATACTATGCCATTGATCCAAATATAGTTGACCCCAAGGACTATAATCAACAAATTGTTCATTTGCTATACCACCGCCACCAGAACGCGTTTCATAATAATGAATGATATTATACAAAGGAATCAATGAAATACGGAATCCTTTAATACTATCTGAACTTTGGCACCAAATTACACCGGCGTCGCCAGGAGCAGCCAACTGGTTAGGAATATTTATTTTGATTTTCCAATATGCAACTTGTTTAGTCCAACCATCGGCCGTCGTTGGTAAACCTTCTTCGGCCCAAATTTCTTCGAGCATATCAGGATTGATCAATTTACCAGTTCCATTTGATACAATCAGATCCGCAATATCACCACCGTTTTGAATGTTACGCCATTTTTGGGCATCACCTTCAACAGAAAACAAATCCATAAAAGATAAATATGTGATTGTATAGCGTTCACCGGTTGGTCGCATCAACTTGACAAGATTTTTAACCAATATTCGATCAAGAGTATTTTTTGAATCAAAAATTCTCAAATTAGATCTATACTCGTTATAATCCGGTGGACCGGGCAAATCGATTAAATGAATGTCGTTGCCGATATGGTCTTCTGTCATTTGACCAACATCTAAAAGCCAACGATAATAAAACCAATTAAAAATTCTCGATTGCGCTTGTGTTGTAAGACTTATTACGTCAACAAGTGCATCCTCTGGTCCGCGTTTTTTCCAAAGCACAACAGAAATAGAAATCAACCGGCGCAATACATCAAAGTCGAGTACTTCGGTAATCCTAGTTAAATTTCCAGTCCAACCAACAATTGATTGTACATAACGTAAAAACCTATCTTCAACGATCGATATATCCCAAAAATCTTGTATTTGAAAAATTTGCCTTTGTGTTGTTTCCCAAATTGCTTGTGGACCTTCCAAAAAGCGTTTAAGCGGAAATCCCTTTTTTCGGTCTTCATCTCTAATAGAAGCAATGATAAACCGATACATATCGAGATTTAATTCTTCGGCAGTAGGAAGATCCGACCACCCGATCCCTTGGTTTTCCCAATTTGGGATATTTAAAACGTTATATGCGAAATCTACAACTTGAGTTTGTGGTATTGGCATTTTTTATCCTATGGCGGCCCCATTGCATGAATGCGCAAAGTGTAAAGTTTTCCCGGTTCTTGATCATCTGTTACCAAAAGCACCTTGTCGGCTGCAATATATGAAACAGAACGAACTTGCAACGGCGGACTAGGATCCCCCTTTTCAACCAAAAATTCATAATAATCAGTATCGTTTATCGCAGCGTTATCTAACATCCCTTCACTAAAAGTAACAACCCAACTGTTTTTACTTGAAGCGATAACAGAATTGACAATCGGATTTCCAAAAGCTGGAAAAAGACTTGTTGGTGCCTGAGTATCATCCATCGGAGCATGATCCAAAAAACCGATCGGCCCTAATACAGAAAGTGTATATAATTTAAACCCTGTCATTTCGGTTGTGAGTAAAGTAACGAACGTTGGATCAACTTCGTTTTCTGGTTCTACCAACAAAACATTAACACCAACACCGTCCACAGGTGGTGTAATAGTGTAATTTGACGAGTCAATTAGAGCCGAATTGTATTTCATCCTTCTGTCAAAGTAAACAACTACAGAAACAGGTTGGTTGTCAATATTGACAACACCGGTTGGTGAAACAACTTGGACTTTAGTTGTAAAAACAGCAATTGCGGTTTGCTCTTGATCAACCCTACCTCTCACCATATGAGTGATGCCACCGCCGCCCAATGATTCGGTTTCGACTTGTGGATCTGTAATTCCGCCCGCTTGTATAACTTGACCAGTCATTTTTCGCCTATGTGTTTTTAAACCTGAAAATCAATTTATCAGGGTCAAAAGAGAAAATGTCTTCTGTGCCAATTGTTTTTGGTTCTGGCGCACCGGTTAGTCTGTTTGTTATTAACCCATAATCATACAACTCGAAAACGCTGGGCGAAATCTCTACTTCTAAAGTCCAATGTGAAACCGTGCCCCAAGGGGTAGATGGACCCGATTCGATAAAATCAATAGCATCATCGTTTTTGACATAAACGTCTGTCAATGGACTTCCGATCTCCACCATTGAAAAGTCATCGGTTGTCAAACTGACCGGCGCATAATTTCCGCCCGGATTTGTGATATTTCCACCTTCTATATTTGGTGGGGTTGAACTTAACCCGATTTTAATATTAACGGTTGGAGCCGATCCGCCCCACAATGTATCGAAAATCACCCATTGGTTGTATAGCGTAAACATTACGACGCCCCTATTCTACTGGTGGAAATTGTATCTTTAATTCATTTACAATAAACCAAAAATAGTCACCAGTTAAAACGTTTTTTGTAGTCGAGTCACCGGCCGCGTTTGTTATCGGTCCAAAAAACTTTGGTGTTCCCGATTGATATAAAACGAACCACCCAATAACACCCCAACCCGCTGTTGCTTGTGGAAATTGAAGTTCATTGACATTTTCAACAGAATCACCCGCGACACTTAGATCCCATTCTGCGTCAGTGTTTGCAACAGAAATACGCGCATAACTTCCCCCAACCGGTTCTGTTATTCCCGTCCCATCACCGTTCGGTTCTGTTGTACTTAAACCAATTTCAATTGGGGTTCCCATTTTTGTTGCGGAACTGCCAAAATAATCGGCTAAGATTGCGCCTTTTATCGCGTTAAAAAATGTCATTTCTACCTCTTTACGGTGTTATAACCGTAATATTCAAAGTACCAGCGATCGGCAATTCTCTACCTTGTAAACCAACATCACCAAAAGGTGTTGTAATAACAACTTTTGTTATCGAACTATCGATCCCGAAAATCTCAGAATTCAATCTTGAAGGGTGAATAGTTTCACCAAAATCCCAAAGATAGTTTATCCCATCTTCATCTTTTGCTTCCGGTTGTAAAATTTGAGATAAACGATTTTCAACAACCGCTTGTGTCACATTACCATAAACCGTTGCTGTAACATCGATCGCTTTTTGTGCGTAATTCGTTGATGTTACTTCTTGATTTGCAACCAAGTGTTTTTCAACCGGTGGATTTGCAAATTGATCTCCATTAAAGTACAAATCAAGTGCCGCTAATTGAGCACTAGAAGCGAGCCCGCCGCCCGCTGCAACAACAACCAATTCAATCGTTTTTGGGCCAAAACCCTCTTCAATCGCTTTTGCCCTACTAAACGACGAAGCGCCCGCGCTATCGATAAAATTTTCTGCCAAATAAACAACATCATCAGGACTAATTGCAACGTCTTTAACTCTGATCGAAGCCGGGCCTTCAATTTTTACAATTTCTAGTGATTCTTCGGTTGCCCCTTCGGCTTCTTTCCAACCGGTTGCGCCCCGTGGATTCCAAATTTTGTTGATAAAACTCAAACCAGTTTTATCGATTGAAATTGCTTCATAACCAACATTGCCGTTTGTTTCGGCACCATAGCGATAAGTAATTGCGATATTCCCCGCGCCAACTGGGGGAATTAACCCTTTGCCATCACCACCAAAAACAACCGTTGCTTTGTCATTTTCGCCAAGTTTAATCACATAATGTTTCGAACCACTTTCACTAGCTAAAAAGTTGTCAACCCGCACCCAAATATCACCATCAACCGTTAAAGTTTCGCTATTCCAAAGAAAATGTTCTTTTGCAGTTAGAAAAGTTTGACCTTCCAAACCGATAGAAGAACCAAGCGGGTTTTCAATAATTGTTCTACCTTGTGTTGTAGATCTCAAAAGATATTGTTTTCCGCCGTCCATTCTAGTTTGTTGAAAAACCATCACCGTTGGCGCTGCAACCGAAATGATTCTATAACGAAACCAATAAGCGGTTTTTCCATCGATTGTTGCTAGTGCCCAATCTTGTGAAAGCGTTTGTGGTAGATCATAACTTATCTCTTGTGAAGGTGATTGGAATTCTGGACCTGTATCGGTAACGTCAAGCTCAGTCCAATCAGAGCCGATCGTATAGTCATCCACGTCCGTTGAAGGTGAAGACTGACCTAATAGCCCGGTTGTTGTAGCAATGTTGTATGAACCGTTCCAAGTACTATAAACGTCTTCGTAAGCTGTTGTTGTATTCAACTGAATTCTAACAAGTGTTGTTCTCCTGTCCGCTGTCCCTAACAAAGAATTCACGTTTAATTCAAGAGTTGCACCCAAATTCGTTACACTTGTTGGAGAAATTTTTCTAAAATTACCGTCGTAAAACTCATAAACGCCGTTTATACCAGAAAGCCCACTTGTCAAAGTTACTGACAATTTCGTCCACATAGCGTGCTTATGACCCCAATAAATAGCGTCTTTTGCTTCCGGTGTAACCCAGGGTTGCCAATCATCGCCGGGCGTCACAGCGCTATTTGCAAGCGTTGTGAAGTCTGTAAAAGCGCCCGCTTCTTCGGCCAAAACGTGACTGTGTTGATCTGTTCGATCAACGGTCAAACCTTCTAACGCTTCAAAATAAACCGGTTCCAAAGTTGTTGTTTTCTTTGTTGCTACTTGCGCCCGTTCAGTGATTATTTCGACGGCCGTTGTCAAAATCAAACTCAACTCATAAACAACATCAACTTGGGCAGGTGTTGCAGGAGACATTTCATAATCAATTAAACGCAACATGTTTCGAACGTTTTCAGCTATCTTTGCAGTTGGTAAAGTATTTTCATTTGCCAAAGTATCCATTAAGGTATTATTCAAATGTCCAACTAACGCCATCATACGCATTAATTGGATCGACGGTTCAACGTCAGACTCTTCTGTCAATTCTGGCAAATTGATCCGTTTATATACGATCAACGCTTCGAGAATTTGAGCGTAATAAAAAGACGCATAGTTAAAATCTGGGATCGTTATCGTGGTCATTTTTTACACTCCTGAACTAAATTTTTGTTCATAAGTTTGCGGTTGATCACTTTCTAAATTCAAATACCTAAAACTTAAAATCATGTTACCATTAGCAATATCTGTTTCATCCCATTGTACCGTATCTGACAAAAGCTTAAACCTTTTTTGAGTCTCCAAAAATTCAAACAGTCTTATAATCCGTGTAAAAACCCTTGATCGCATCAAAGGATCGGCAATATCAAAAATCATATCGATACCAAGAGTTATGTTTTGTTGAAACGCGTTTTCGTTATCACCGTCTGAAAGATATGCTGAAATCACTTGTCTATCGTTCTCGTCGCCTTCAATCGTTGAAATTCCGCCCGTTGCGCTGGCTTGAAATGGTATTTTTAAACCCTTTGGCATAATGTCAACCTCACAATATCGGAACGGGTGTCCCACTTGGCGGCGGTGGCCCTAATGTTGCTATTCCGCCCAACTGTATTGGATGTAAAGCGACTGCGATTTGAGCCGCCGCCGCTGGCAATCCAAGCGCCGCGTCTTTGTTGCTCACAAACACAGGATTAAGCGCCGCCGCTATTCCGCCAAGCCCGGTTGGCGGTACAACCGCGATCAAAACCGGCGCCGTTGTCCAAATTAGCACGAAATCAACCGCCACTTGCCCCCAGAACGCGATAATTCCCGCTTGAATAGCGGCGGCCGCGTCAACATTTGCGCCCGGCATAGCGGCTTTCAGGGCGCTTGTCGAGTTTGTCAAAGAATTTGGGTTTGCCGGTATCGCCGTTACCACGGAATCGGCAAAATAATTTTCAAAAGCTGTTGCAAAATTATCGATCCCTTCAACCTCGGTTGCCACTGGCGCCATAGCTTCGAGTTCAGTCGCTAATTTGTTTGCAAGTAAGACCATAACACCTCAATCAATAGGGCACGCTGGGAAGCCAGGCGAACCCGGTAAACTCGGGATCGATGGTAATCCTACCCCAGGGATAGGAAGGCCTAGAGACGGCAAATCCGGCGCCCCTGGGGGCAAAATTGGCGGAATCGGCAAGCTCGGGACCGATGGGATACCGATTCCGGGAATCGGCAAGCTCAAACTTGGCAAATCCGGCGCCCCTGGGGGCAAAATTGGCGGAATCGGCAAACTCGGAGGTGAAGGTATTCCGATCCCCGGAATCGGCAAGCTCAAACTTGGCAATGCTGGGAAATTGCATTTAGTCACCAATAAATCCGTTTTGACTCAAACAGTTTAAAATAATACTCATTAAATGAGTAGGAACACCCGTTGGGCCAAAAGCACTTGGGTGCATATGTAAATCATAAACCGAATCTCTAAACGTATCTCCTTTGATTATTTTTTCGGTTGCCCCTTGTAAAAGGTGAACGGTGCCCGTTTCAAGCGAAGCATCATTACCCATTACAACAACATTACCTTGGCTTATAATTTGGATAACACCGTCTTTTAGTTCAACGATATTTCCGCTTTTATCGACCATACTTAGGCCGTTTTCGCTCATTGTCAAATAATTGCCATGTTCTTCAACAAGTGTCGTTGCGCCGTTTTCAGCGTCAAGGTGTAACATCGATCCGTTTTTATTTGCGATCGTTATATTTCCCTTTTCGTCAAATGCAATATAACTATAACTGTCTTTTTGTTTCCAAGTCAGACTTATTTTTTGACTCCCATCCGTATCATCAAAAAGAAGAATGTGTCCGTTAGGCGTTGCAAATCCACGCCGTTTTCCGTAATTCGTTTTGAATTCTTCGTTTATCGGCCTTGGTTCGCCGCCCTCAACTTCTTCATCGGTCCAAGCCCGTTTTGACCAACGCAATTGCATGTTTTCGACCGAAGATTGACCAAAACTTTCGTCTTGTCCATCACCTGTTAAAACCTCGATTTGGACAATTTCGCCCGGATCTGGAACAATGAACCAACCCCACTCTAAATTTGGAGTTACCCATTGCGGAATCTCCGTTTCTTCATCGCCCAACAAATCAACACAAGCAACCTTTATCCGTCCCCTTTTTTCCGGATCGTTGTTGGTCATCACTGTTGCATCATATTTGTCAATTGTCATGGTACCAACCTTCGACAACTAAAATTGCACTTATATCCGTTTTCCCCAAAAATATGTTTAACTTTACTAAAATAATATTCACCGTCATAAGGTTTCGACGTGTTCTCGATCTTGTGTTTTTGACGCGCCATTAAAGTTTCGGTCCCAATACAACTACCAGAAGCCATGACAAAATTTTCTCTTGTTTTTCTAAACCATTGTTCAGCCCAAAATCTTGCTTCTTCTTCATCTTTAAACCGTTTACCCGAAATAACATCAAAAGAAAAGTTGCCGAAGAAAAGTTTTATGTCACTACCGCTTGTAAATTCGCCATTAACTTCAGAATCCGGATCACCTAAAACTTCAATATCCGGTGCCGCGTTATTTTCTTCTTCAACCTCAACCTTTATCACCTTGCCGTTTTTTCTGTCCTTGACAACAACTTTGATTTTTGTTTTTGAGCCTTTTATCAGTAATTCAGGTCTAAAACTCAATAAAGACGAGTTATCACCATCGTTATACCTAAATGTATATTTCTTATCTTGTTCAACCAATGTGTCAGGATCGCGAAAATGCAAAGTCCAAACGCCTTTTTCATCACCATCAACCCAAAAAGTATAACCAGTCGTATTAGCTAAACCTTGAACAAATTCATAATCTGAAACACCAACACGTTGTATAAAATCGTGCGGTTTATCCGGTGTAGGATTGATTTTAATTTCCATGCCATAGCGCGTTGCAATTTCGCGCACTGCATCACTGTATTTGTGATCTGCAAAACGACGCTGTTTTGATTTTTCTGGCGAATTGTCTCCCAAAACAGAATCTTTTGTATAACCGATAACTGACAAAGTTGGTTCGCCAGATTCAGGAAAAAATGGGATCGCTTTTTGTATTATTGTTCGTCCAATATGAGTCAACGGCTCTTTGTAACCGCCAAACAAAGAAGCTTCATTTCCAGGTTGAAAAATTTTCGCGTTTGAAATAACGCTTTCTGGATTTACACAACGAAGATGAAACACATCTGCCATTCCATCGGTACTTTCATAATCAACATAACGAACAAACGGTTTTATGTTGTCGTCAACTACCGTGCCAGCAACAGCTATTGAAAACTTCGGCGCAAAAGTGGCTTCATTAACACCGCCGCCGCCAAGATTTGGAACATCAACCATTATATTAAATGACTCACATAAGACTCGTTTCTTCGTTCAAACATGTATAACCGCAATGTTCTTTGTGGGGTTTCTCTTTTTCCAAAAGCGGTTTTAAAAGTTTCGCTCGTTTGTTCAATCCTTTCTGTTCTTATCGCTTCAATGGATGGTAATTTGACAATATCACCAACTTGCAAATTTGGTTTTTCAGGGTGTCTTTTGCGGATAATGTCACCCATTTCAGCCGATCTATATTCGCGCCAAGATAACATTTCATAATATTCTCGATCTTTCGCTCTATGGTAACGAGTCTCGCCCGCTTCTTCGCCTTCGAGACTGTAAGCTTGATACCTCGATAAAGTTATTGCACATGTTACATGGTGCATTTTACCCAAAAACGTTGGTTGTAAAAACGTTTCTTGGACTTTATCGATCGTACACGAACCCATTGAAATATGGCCGTCACCAACTGAAAAAGAACAAATGGGTGGCCGTGCTAAATCTTTATTGCGTTTAACCCAACTTTCCAACAATGCAACGGCCTTCTCAGGTTCACCAAAAAGCATATCGTGTTTAAAAAACACCGCGTTAAACGTGATTGTATCGATTTCTCCAGAAATATACTGTCTAAAAGGGATGTCTTGATTAAGAGCCGCGCCAGTTGAATATTTTGAACCAACCGTTTTTTGAACTTCTTGCGCTGGAAATTGACCTTGGATTTCCGCATTCGGCTCATCTTCGTTTTTGATAAAAAACGATCGTCCTGAAAATAAAGTGTCTAACAAGCCCATTTTCTACCCTCGTGAAACCGGCGCCGCACCATGTTCAAGTATCGCTCTTTTTTGCCACGGTGTTGATTTAAAACCGGCTCTTTCTTGTAATTCAACTTTGTGTCTACCAGAAGCTAAATTGACATCTTCGCCAGAAACACAAAGATTATTTTTAATGTCTAATGTTCGTTTATCTTCGAGTAAATTTTCAACTTTGACATCGATCGGCGCTTGTGCTGCGGCTTCTTTCTTTGCCATCATCGCCGCAAGTTCTTTTGCGATTGAAGTCGGGTTTAAATCCGCCCCGGCCGCTTCCCTTGCATTGACTATATCACGCCGCATTTGATCGATTTCTTCTTCTCGCCTTCTCTTTTCACCTTTAACCGTTTTCACTTCCCCGAAACGCCCGCCCAAATCAGCGCCCGGTTTAACAACCAACTCTGTTTCAACAATTCCAAAGCTTGCCATTTGTTCGGCACGTGTTTTAAAAGTTTTTTCTGTTTCTTTTGCTGGTATATCGAAAGCGAGCCCTGTCAAACCTTCTTCGGCAAATGTTCTAAGACTGTCAGGAACATCTATATTTAAAGCATCGCCCAAAGCTAAGGCAGATTCAAGAAGCAACCGAAATGGTTTCAAAACAAAATCTAAAAGACCAAGTCCGATCCGTTTTAAACCTTCTAAAATGTCACCTTCTATAACCTTTTCAATACCTAGCGCAAGTTTTGCCCAACCTTCGGCGATTTGAGTTATTGCCCATTTCCAAATACCCCAAATTGTATTTACTACCTTGTAAAAATATTTCCCGATTCCGGCCAACAATGGAATTATATAACGAACAAAAAATAGAAATGTAGTTCCGATCGCACCAATAACCGCGCCAATTACTTTCCCAACTTCAAGCCAACTGATTTTTGTGTTTTCGTTTCCACCAAATAACTCACGATAAAGTTCGGAAAAAACAGTTTTTATTTCGCCGACAATTTCCTGCCAAAGGCCGCCCCATTCTTCAATAGCCGGGATCAGGGCGCCTTTGATTCCAGCCCACATTGGTTTCAAAGCGTTTTCCCAAACATCTAAGATCCATATTTTTATATTGCCCCAAACTCGACTTGCAGTTTGTAAAAACGACTCGTTTTCTTTTTTTAGAAATTGAAAAGCTATGATAATGCCGCCGATAACAGCCAATAAAGGCCAAAACACAGCGCCGATAATTGTTGCAACACCGCCGATAACAGAAATCAAACCACCGATCACAAATTTGGCCATTGCCAAACTAAGGATCAAAGGTGCCAAAGCGGCCCCGGCTATTAAGATCAAGGTTCCGATTTTGATAATTTTTCTCATCGTGGCCCCGCCAAAAGTTGCCCCGAACCACTTACCAGCCGCTTTAACTTTTTTCGTAACCCAATCCCATGCATCACCGACAGCGTCGACCGCATCCCTTAAACCAAGCGCGATTTGTGAAACCGTTTTCCCGTATTTTTCTAAAGACTCTGTTGGAAATCCTGTTGCATCCGGGTTTTCCGCCCAAAAATCGTTTATATCATTCAAAGCCATTAAGACTTTATTAAAACCTTCAGTGAATTGTCTAACTGAAGTTGCAAGCGGTTTTAACATTGGTTGAAAAAGCCCGATCGAAAGCCCTTCTAACGAACTTTTCAACAAAGTCATTGAACCGGAAAAATTGTCTAATCGGCGTCTTGCCATTTCAAGCGCCGCGCCGCCTTTTTCTGAAGATGCGACAAGCCTATCCTCTAACTCTAACGTTGCCTCTCTACCAGCGTTTGCCAAAGCAGTGTAAGCGCGTGAACCCCTTCGACCAAAAACTTCTTGCGCAATTGCTTGTCGTCGTGTAACGGATTTTAACTTCGAAAGTTTTTCGCTAAAATCACCGACAATATCAGCGACCTTGCGCAATTTGCCTTTACTAGTCTCTAACTTGATATCCCATTTCTTCAGTAATTTGATTGATTTTGACGTTGGTTTGGCAAGCTTTGTCATCATATTTGCATAAGCAGTCCCACCCATTGATCCACGTAAACCAGCATCAGCCAATTTCGCAAAAATCGCCGTTGTTTGTTCTAATGAAACGCCCATCGCTTTTGAAGTGGAAACACCATAAATAAACGCTTCACCAAGTGCCAAAATATTTGTGTTAGCGCTTGCGCTGGCCAACGCTAAAGTGTCTGCAATGTGTCCCGCTTGGCTCCATTCCAGACCCATACCCTTGGTAACCCTTGCCACAATATCGGCGCTCTGGGACAGGGTGATACCGTCTGCGGCCGCTGCATTCATAACCCCACCCAAACCAGCAATTATTTGGTGTGGTTTGGCGCCCGCTCGGGCAAGATTTTCCATACCTTCGGCCGCTTGCGAAGCGGAAAAAACAGACACGATCCCCATACGCCGCGCTTCTTTACTCATCGCGGCCATATCTTCTTTGTTCGCTCGTGAGACGGCACCAACCCCGCTCATGCGCTTCTCAAATTTGGCCGCTTGTGCAACAGCGGCCCCTAACCCAAGGGAAAGAGGAGCCAACCCAAGCCCCATATCACGCATACCCGCGCCGATCATTCGACCGCCGCGTGCAACGCCTTGTGCCATACCCCTTAATTTAGCTGCAACCCTTGTTGCCGCTGCGCCAATTCTCCCAAGTGGAGGCGGAACCTTACCGGCGCCCGCGACAAAACGGCCGTTTGCATCGCGAGCCCGTCCCATAGCATCAACATACTGCTTCGTGTCAGATGTTACGATCGCGCCAAGTCCGACTTTTTCAAGTGCCATTTCTAACGTTTACCTTTTTTGGTTTTATTAGCTGCTTTTTTCATTTCTTCGTGTTCTTGTTTTAACTGTCTATTCAAACGCCTCAAAAACCACTCTCGATCGGCTCTAGTCATATTCTCAACAGCATCATAACCCATCGATTTAATACAATACGTTAAAGCAAACGCCTGTTCCCGTAAGTCATTAAGTGAACTTAACGGGAAGAAACGCCGAAAAAATCATCAAAACCCCATCGAATCGGATGTATAAATTCATATCTGCAACTGTGTTTAACAGATACTGACATATCTGGACCAAGCCTTTCATCTTCGATTCCTCTAACGCAAGTTTCGAGATCTAGTTTTCCAAGATCTTCAATTTCGCTTTCTGCCAAAGCGATTGGTTCCCCACTGTCAACTAAATTGTGGAAACTCCCAAGGATCATTTTTTCTTTGATAACGCCGATCCCGCCGAAATCAGCGTCATTCATTGTTTCGTAAGTGTTCCAACGGCTTGGCTGAAAAACAAAACCGTTGCACATATTACCACGAATTTCGAACGGATCCGAAAATTCATGTTTCCACAAAAACGCTTCGAGGGTATCAGAGCAATTCACCTCTAATGTTTCCATATCGGCGTTCCAAACAAACTCTTGATCGCAACGCCCACAAGTCAAATCCAACCCGAGATCTTTGCCAAGCGACTTATAACGCAACCAACAATAGGCGTAAAAAACATCGCCACTATGCATTTGCGAAATTTTCAAAAGTTTTTTGACATTGTCCATTCCATCGAAATTATACGGGCCAAGTCTTGTGCACATGTGCGCCAAAACCATAGACACATATTGACCCATTTTCGCTTGTGGGTTGTCTTCGCGAATTGCGCCCAACTCCTTTTCTTGTTTCATTGTCCAACGCTTTAACTCGATCGTTTTTTCAAAAACGCCAGATTCGGTTTTGATCCCTAGTGGCAAATTAGGGCCAAGCTCTTTCAACGTTTTAGTTTTGAAAGAACCTTTAACGCCAATTTCTTTCTTGGTGTCTTTGTCAGACATTGCGGTTCACCTCCATTTGCTTAGAGCTATGTTAAGCCCAACCGCCGGTTTTTGGTTTCTACACTAATGGCAAAATGTTATCGGCGCTCAATGTCCAGGTTGTTACCTGCATTTCGCCGTCATCCGACATATCACCTTCGGGCAAACTACGTTTGATGATAAAGCACCCTTCGAGCGCAAAGTTTCTCTCGAAAGCGCCCGAAATCGACTTGTATACCAACGTAGCCGGTTTTTTGTAGGTTGGTAATACCGGGCCTTTGCCTTCAAGATACCAAGCTTCACAAGCCGCTTCTTCTTTCCCATGATGCATGGGGATAGAAAAATCGAATTCAACTGGGTTGGTATCGCCGCCACTTGCTTTGGTGTTGTCCGGCAAATCAACCATTTTTAGTTCTTCTTCGATCGCCCCATGGGTCACAATGGTTAGATCAACTGGCAACCCGACCACTCTCAACGTAGAGTTGTTTTTTGCAATGTGATCGTTTTGCAATGAACCTTTCATAGTCATTTAGATAACTCCTTTCAAGCAATCACATTTATTCGATTTCGTAGGTTTGCGTTACAGCGGTAGCCGAACTTGTCGTGTGATCTGCTGCGGTTTCGGCGTTGTAATCCGTTAACAGCTGGTTGAGCGCAACGATCACAGCTTGCAAGTCCGTTGCAAGCGCTTTCACTGCATCGTAAAGTGTGTCCGCCCCGTGCGATTGGTCAACCCCGGCCCCGGCATCGCCAATACTCTTTTTTATTGTCGTGGTCATTGTCTTTTTTTCTCCTTTTTAAAAAACCACCTTGGCAATTTTATTAGCCAATGATCGGGTTAACCAACGCTATCAAAAATGCCCTGTTTGCCGATTGTGATAATGAACCTTTCGATCGTGTCTGCCAATCGCAACGCAACAGACGCGTTCAAATCACCCCCCGCCATTGTTGCGTCGGTGTTGATTTCGGAATCAACTTTGATGATCGCAGCATCGGCGAAAGTGTCACCCCGGATCGCTCTTTTTGGTCTCCACTCTTTCAGGAAAAGCGCGATCAAAGCCGTTCTGGCGTTTGTCCATTCGTCGGTATCGTTGATCGCGAACACAATCCAGTCAAAGTTTTCGGCCAAAATGTGTTCGTACCATGACATTTGTTCGCGTTGATGTTTCCATTTCCAAGTCGGATCAAGAAACAAAGTCCGATCGCCCCACAAGATGTAGTTGCCCTTCTTTTTCTTGATAATGCCAATCCCAACCGGGTTGAGCTGTTCTTCGTCAAGAATTGCTTCACCAGTTGGTAACGCCAAGATTTCGGGCAACGTCGCAGTGGTCCCGGCTTCGGCCTTGTGGTAACCGTCGAAGTCGCCCGCGATCCGCGCTTCTCTACCGTGAACCATTCCCGTGCTCGAAACCAATTTTCGCTTGCCTTCACCGTTGCCTAACGGATCGGCAACCCATGAAAAAGATGGAAAACTTACAACCGCGAAATCGTTTCGTCCGAGAATATCGTTGATATGCCCGATCGCGCCCGATTCTGTGACAACCGAATCCGGGATTTCGTAGCGGTATTGGTGATTTTTCGCTTCGGCATAAGCAACGCCCGCCTTTTCAACTGCGGTCGATATAACACCCGGCGTTGCCATTTTGACAATGCCCATACCGCGTCCAAACAACCGATTGAACGGACTCAAACCGGTATCCCACGCCTGTGTTGTGTAGCTTGCGTCTGCAACGTCTGCATTGCCGTCAATTCCGCCCGCCAATTCAAGCGCCGATTCAACCATGAATTCGTCTTCATCGTCGCCCGAAACCGTCAAATCCGAACCGGGTGCAACAGTGATTGTTTTGTGATCGTTGTCAACAATCCTGTATTTTTCAAGTTTTGAGTTTGCCTTGTCTGGATACAGATAGCCGCCGATCAAAGAATTGGCAACAAACGGCTTGTAAGCAATGACCAAGGTTTCAGCTGCTTCCAAAGGATTTGTGCCCACCGTAACGGTAAACGGTGGCGCCCATTTGTTATCTGGAATAAATTCTACCCCAAGGGTTAAAATCCCCGTGAAAGCGCCAAATCTGTCAGACACAACGTCCCCCGTTGTTGCATCTATCATTGTTACCGTGATAACTTGCGGTTTGAACACATCTGTTGTTGTGCCTAAAGCAAACGTTGGATCACCTCCAGCAGGCGAATTAATGGTGAAATCGCTAATGTGTGCCGTTAAAACCGTTATTGTCGGAACGCCGTCCGTTTTTCCGTAAATGTTCGCCGGTCGAATACTTGCGGTGTGTGCCCCGGTCCAAAGATCTTCAACTTCGATTTCGTCATTGCCGTCATCGTTGTTGATCACTGACACCCAATAACGGCCACTCGTTGGATCTGTTGAAAGGTTACCGTACTTTTTGACAAAGTCACCATCGACGAAAACCGAAAGTGAAAATTCTTCATCTGGTTTTTCTTCACCATCACCAATCAGAATTGAAACCGCTTTCGTCTCATTTTCCAAAGTGAGGTAATACCGCGTTTCCGTTCCCACGTCCAGATCGGTATCCATCGTTTGATCGGACGCAACCGTGATCACACCGGCCGATGTATTACCGACGATCGGATATTGTTTGTTTGCGACCCCTTCGAGTTCAACAATCCCACCTTTCCATTGATCGGTTTTCCAACCCGTTTCGCCGGTTGTGATTGTCGTTTCTGTGATGTCGGCAACATCGGCAACATCACCCGAAAAGACTTGTTCTTTTCCGCCCCACCGACCACCGTTGTGCGCTTTGCATTTTCCCATTGGCGTCAATGTTTCGAAATAACGAGCATAAAGCGTTACCTCGGCTTGCGCTTCATTCCCGTCTGTAACGCGAATTAGGAAAAGCCCTCCGGCGCCATTTGCTAACCTGTAGTAGCTGCGGCAAGAATCGGGAAGCAAGCTGTCATCAATATACGAACCGCATTTTTTGAAAAACGCTGTTGCATTTTGACACTCGATCAACTCACTAACCGGGCCTTTTTCGAGAAGTCCGGCGTAACCGGCCCAACCCAATGCAGCGGGTTCGATCGTTTTATCGCCCTCTTTCTCAATCACAGCTACGCCCGCGCCACGTGTCGGGCCATAACGTCGTTGAGTCATTTTTTTCTCCTTCTAGTTTACAGTTACGTCCAAATCACCAGTGATTAAAAACTGCCATATCGTCGAGTCATTTTTTTTCTCCTTCTAGTTTACAGTTACGTCCAAATCACCAGTGATTAAAAACTGTTGAACAGTGTATAAATCCTGTGTCTTTATATAGAATACAACGTCCTTGACGACAAACCTAAAAATGCCTGTGTAAGTCGCTAGATCTTTTATTCCTGTTTGGGTTGAAAAGTCGTCACTTATATACATTGTGTGTTCGACATCTAACCCACTAAAATTAATAGTAATATTGTTTTCAAAGAAGTCCCTTATTTTGTCTTGCAAACGCTGTTGATCTACCTGTGAAGAAGTTAAAACCGCAACCGTAAATTCAAAGGTTTTTTGCCTCAATCTGGTCAATTTTACCGCAGTTCCGGCCCCTTTGTTTCTGACCGCCGTTGTGTTTTTTACTAACATATTTCTAAGTGTATCAATGTTCAAAATATGGATCGCTGGAATTTCAGAAACTTCGGCATATTCTTGATCTGTCGCTACCGCAACAATTGGCTCGTAAATGAACTTAATCCAAACTGTTTTCCCACTATCAACCGCACCTGTTAACGTAATTACCTTTGTTCCTGTATTATAACTCGAAAAAATATCTGTTGCTTTTTCCGGATCGTCTGTGTAGTTAAAACAACTATCAACATCAACTATTTTATAAGGTGTCTGTAACGGAAAATCGTTTAAGTCGATTTGGTCGGTTGTCGAAGTCATCAAAATTGGAAAATCAGCGATCGGATTAATAGTTCTTAAAGCTGGTACTATTGAATTATAAATCAGATCATCTTGAAAATCGATAATCGATTTGTATAAAACTCGAATTTCGTTCACAACTGGCGTATAACTGGCGTTTATCGTCACAAGATTTATAACAATTTGTAATTTTTTAGATGTAGTTGGATAATCCGCAATATTCGCCGAAACTTCATCCTCGGTATTCCAATCAACAACATTTATTTCCCAGCTTGATCCATTCCAAAAAAATTCGTTTGCCCCATCACTTAAACGAAAACCCAAACTAGAATAAGGCGTTTTCTCGAAATCGACTTGGTGATCTGCATAAACGTCAAAACCGGTAAACGTAACAACGCTTTTCGGGTTGAACACCTCTGTTTTTACAAACAAGTCTGAGTCTGTTGAATAACCTCCACTAGTTAACAACAATTGCAAATTGTTTTCTTCCGGCGGTAAACGAGTGCCCGGGCCAAGGGTTATTTTTTCGCGATTTTTGTTTTCGAAGATAAACCGTTTTATGATCTTTTTCGTTCTCATTATCTCGCCATTTCTCTAAACGCCGCTTGTAACGCTTGTTGCCAATTTTTTATTGCTAATTTTTTTGCCGAACCATCTTTAAACACATCATCAATAAACTCTCTTGGTGGTATGACAATCCGTGTTGTGCTCTTTCTAAGAGGTTTCCAACCCTTATTCATGTAATCGAAAAGATCTCGCCCTCTTTTTGAAAGTTGAGACCTATCGATTTTACCTTGACTCGCTAACGAAAGCCCCAAAAACAACCCGCGCATTCTTTCTGTTACCGCGATCGTCTTTCCATCGTGAATTGTGCGAGCAACGTTATAAAATTCGTTTGATCGTAACACGCCAACAAAAACAGCGCTTTTAAACGGTGTATCACCTGACATTGCTTTTGACGTTATCGCTTTAAAAAGTTGAGCGCCAGTCTCGACACCTACCAAAGGTTTGTTATCTCGTTTAATCGCTTCGGTTAATGGCGCATTTGCTAAAAATTTTCCCTCTTGAATCAATTGTCTAATTTTCTTTTCTAAAATTTTTCCGTTTAAAAGGGTCGCACGCATCATATGTTTTTTGATAATTTTTCTAGATCTTCTGCCAAACGCCCTTTCAAACTTTTTCCAATCTTTTGTTTTTTTAAAAAACCACCCCATTAAAGATCAAATCCGCCCGCCGCCGGTTGTCGATCGTTAAAAAACGCTTTAACCATTGTCGCCCCGCCTTGATCGGAATAATGACCTATTGGTGCCAAATTAACGACATAGACTAAACCAGTTATATTCCCGATTTTTGTAAACCGACTATTGAATTTTAACGTTACGCTTCTTGCTGTTAAATCGAGATAACGAAACAACACATAACCGGTTGCCTTGACTTTGCGCCCGCCCGCGTCAATTTCCATTTCTTCGGCATACCATTTGACTTGTCCAGGCACACCTAATGTCGTGGTTGTTGTCGTTTGTTGAACTGCCTCTCTATGTTTGTCGTCTTGAATTGTGTTTGCTAAATCAAGTGAAACAACGTCAATTGGAACCGGGTGTTGTAAATTTGGAATTACCATTTTTCACCCTCTATTTGTGGCTAAAATTCGCCGGTGTTGCGATTCCAATTGGAGCCTTAAACAATTTGATAATCATTAAAATTTCCGGATCATTGGTGATACCCCTAAAACCGGCCGCTACAGGCTTTGTGTCGCCTCCTGGCGCAGTGTATTTCATTCTATGGCCATCAGTCCATTCTTCCAAAAGGTTGCCTAGAATTGGCGGTGTAGCGCTTCCGCCGCCAACTTCACCCGGTGGTACATAAATCGGTGCTGTCAATTTTTCGATGACCAATTTTGTTAAAGCTCGTTTGATTAATTTTGGCGTTGAACTGTCCGCCTCGACATAACCAAACGTTCCTTTTACGATTTGGTTTTTACGTCCTTTCTTGAAAATCAATCGCCCGCCCATCGGCGCTGTAAAAATATCCCGCCGATCGCGATTGTTCACAAGTTTGATTCTTGGATTTTGTCGATCCTGAAACATGTTCCGATCACTATAAACTTTGTAATATTCGACTTCGAGATCAACCCCGCGTTCATTGATTTGGAGATATTCAATCGTAATAATCGGAACACCAAAATGAATTGCGTCTGAATCAGTCCCATCAAACTCGATTATCATTGTTCGAGGGTTGAACCATTGACGACAAGCCCGATCGAGAAAACTTTGCCAAATCTCGATATAAGACAAAATTTGTGCATCTGAATAAGGTGGATCGGTTAACCCTTCGTTACGTATGTCTAAGATCGAACAATATGTATCAGTAGAACCGCCCGCCGATTCAACCAAAACCTCGAAGTCTTCGTGACCTGCCTGATATGCTGCGCCCGCTGAAATCTTCCAACGCCACTCAATCCGATGAGTCCCTACGCTCGCTGTAAGCTCTGGGGTGTACCCTGTGCCCGCTCCATTGTCATAGGCATAGTAAGACCCTACTCCGAATTTTCCGGGCGCGTTGGTGACATCCTCGTAACCCGCAACGGGAAACACTTGTGTGCCTGGCAAACCACCTACAATGTCGAAAATTCGAAAACCAATTTCAAACGCGTCTGTGTTAACGCCGCTCACTAGAATGAACCAATTTATTTTCGACGGTTGATTTTCTTCTCCCCTAGCAAGACCGGCCATAATTTACCTTCTACTTTCTTTCTAAATACAACAATACGGTTGACTTTATCCCCACAAAGTCTTTTTCAACACCTTTGTAACAACAACACTGGTTTTAACCGGGCGATATTGTGTAAATTGTTCAACTTCGATCGGCGATGAAAACGAAAAAGCCCCGGCTTTATCACGTGTAAACGTAACACCATAGAGCTTTGATCCTTCACCGCTTTTTGAAACGGTAAAAACAGCGCTATCGGAGTAAACTTCGCGCATATAGATCCACGAATCTTTTTTTGGTAAATTCAGATTCTGAAAAAGATAATCTTGACCAGCTCTGTTTATTTTCCTGGTATAATCAGAAACTGATTCGCTACCCATCAAATTTATAGTCGCTTTGTGAACAATTGCGTTTTCCATTTTTTTTACACCTTTCCGTTTTGAAGCCGGTTCAACGGCCGTTTTAAATTTGTTTTTTTTCAACCATTTTTTCGCTTCTTCGACGGTCCATTTGTTCGATTTAAAGCGAATTGATTGTATTTTTGACTTTCCGCTTTTGATCCCATAAATCGTAAAAACTCCACTTGGGAATCCTTTTGGTTGACCCCTTCGAAAAGAATCGTATTGTTTTGGATCGGTTTGTCTTGCTGCGTGTTCGTTTGGAAAAGGCATACCTTCACCTCATGGTAAAACGCCGCTTGGATCAAATGGAGTCCCAACAACATTTTGCAACGAAATACCTTCACTATCCAAATCTAGGTAAAACGCTTGTAAAACATCACCAACCCAAGGCGGATTTGTAAACTCGATAGATTGATCACTTGTTTCCGCCCAACCATAATTATCGTCACTTGGTTCATAAACTTGCCCATTAATCATAGCTTTGATAGAACCCGCAACAAACCTTGTTGGTGTAGAAAACCCTTTGTTGGCACTGTCAACCGTACCAATCAAAGGAACAAGTTTTGAATTATATAAAGCCAACAGATCACCTTTTTCGTTTTTTCTTTTTTTCTTTGGCCGCCGCTTCCTGAATTTTTACAAGCGACTTTAACGAAGTTTTTATTTCTTCTAAATCAGCCTTTTGTTGTCGTTGAACAGTGCCCTGGGTTTTTATCTGGTTTAAATCGTGTTTAAAAGAAACATAATTTCTTTTTTGTTCTTTTAGATCTTCTTTTGTTCTTTCAGTATCGGCTTGAACATTTGCAAAAGCGACAATTGCGGAAATGACAACTATTAAAATAGTACCAATCACCCCAATAAACAAATTACGAAAAAATTTCCACGAGCCAAGATCGCGTTGCATGCCCGGCATTTGCTCTAAAGCTTTCAATTGGTCCTCCTTTTTACACTTATGAACCTTGGCCTCATTGACAGCGGCCCATAAGTCCACAATTGATCTATCGATCGGTTCACACTTGGCTTTAACCCAATCAACAGAAGCCTTGTCTTTTCTAAGATCGCGAAACTCATGATCTATCTTTTTGTAGTTGTAGTCATTGTCAGACAATTTTTTACCACGTTTCTATCCCGCTTAATTGCCCCCCGCTTGAAAAATCAACCCACAACCGGCCAAATTGGGTAGACCTTAACCATACGTCTGTATCCGGGTTATCTACCTGAACGGACGGGTTTAACCAACTGCAATTTCCAAGGCCCGAAATAGACGGCCGATTCCACCATTTTGAATAAGGTTCTAAACCGGCGCCGTAAAGACTGTGACTAGTCCCGAAAGCTTCGAGCGAAAACATATAGGCCGCAACAAACCCAAAATTGAACAAATCCTGACCACTTACATGGTTGTCGTCAATGATGCCACAAGCCGCGACTCTTGGACCGTTGGCCGCCCTATGCTCGATCGCCTTTACGCCCCTTATGGCCCAATCTGAAGCGCTCTGGTAGCCTCCTGTACCTGTATAAGCGTCTGTGTTAATCGGCGCCGATTCTAACAAGTAATAATCGAGATGGGTCAAGCTTGAATCGAGTTCACTCGGGTTAAAAGTGACATTTGGGTAAGTAGGATCTTCGGCCAACCCATAAACGTTGTCTTGATTCCAACAATTAGCTATTACGTTCAAACCTTCACCGTGAACGTAATTGACCCGAGCATTAAAACCGGCCCTATCGATTCCAAAATCGTAACCAGCGCGATCCATAAAAATACCAGTTGCGCCCAAATCCACCCAATCATCAACATCATTTTCGAAATTCTCTTGTGTTTTCGTTGTATCAACATAACCGAAAATTTGTGTTGCTGGGTTGAGTTGTTTAATTCTCGCAACAATAATTTGAGCGTTTGCATAATCGGGATGAAGTGGACCTGCAACAGCATTGCCAAAAACTAAAATGTTATATTTTGAGAATTCTTTTGCAACTTTTTGGTTATCCCAGCCGTTATTTGTGTTAGTATCTGAATTGAACGCGTTCAAATAGCCGTAATAGATAAGCATACTTTCCGGTTTGCTATAACGCGCTTCGGTGATTTGTTGTTGGTGCCAACCAAGTTTTCCATGAATGTCAATCAAGTTTTGTACCGACCCACTGGCCCCGAGCAAAGGGGCAAAGCCCGGCTCGTACAACGGGCTATCAGAATCGTTGTGGAGCTCTTTGCGGTTGGCCATTATTTGCATGAGATCGAATGGCCCAACGAGTCCGGTATGCGGGTCCGTGACAATCGCATTAGCGTTCACAAAATCGGTAATCTCTGAACTCTTCAAGACTATCTTCTCACCCTTAGCATACTTAACCGCGTCAGTATCCCAGTACACAATCCAATTTTTCAAATCCCACGGAATAATCTGTGGAGTCTCAACCACTTCGACCAACTCAGGATCCCAATCATTGATCCCGGCATTGGTGTAGCCGCCTGCAATAACCTGCTTTAAATTGGTAACACTTTTTAGAACCAAAATTTGATACGGTATTTTGACCATCTCATCACCTCTTATGCATCATTTCGCTTTTGAATTGCGTGGTAGTAATCCACGTCAAGAGACTTCGACGATGTCGTTTTTGCTTGACACCTAATATAACCAAACCCGTATTGTGTTGTTGGCAGTCGGCTCAAATTGGTAATCGAGGCAACCAAAGATCCGTCTAAATAACAATAAACCCCAGACGCATACACACAACGGATCTCAACATCGTGCCAAACCGTATCCAATGCGATGCTTGTACTGACCGAATCATTTGTCCCCGCCGATATGCTCGTCTGCAAATGGAAATTTGCATTAGCTGAATCGGCCGTAAATCGAATAAAAATATCTGTTCCGAAGAGCACACCACAATGAGCCAATATCGATGATGTGCTCGAACACTTAATCCGAAACTTCATAACGAGATTCCGCCGCATACTGAAATTGCGCCCCTCGTCACTCAATCCGGTGTTATAGAAATCCATCTCCGAATACCGTCCGCTCGATGGACCCGCCGTTAAATACACAACGCCATTTTCCCCCGTAGGTGTGCGAATATTAATCGAACTACCAGTCCCGGATGAATACGGTGACCAAACATGATCGTTAAGCCGAGCACCGATGAAATCCTCTTTGAAAACAACCCATTTTTTCGGATCTGCTCCAAACGATGGCTGCCAACTCGGCAAACCGGAGACCAACGACAGAACCTCGCCAGCGTTACCAACTGCCAGCCTCTTTGTAGTCGTGTCCCTGATGATAATATCACCGTTTGTCGTCAATGGGTCTATAAAAAGTCCCGTATGTTCGCTCTCAGTCAGATGGTAGTATTCCCCGCCCTGACCACCCTGCAAACCACTCAAGTTATTATGATCTGATGTCACCGACCCCGCCGATGAAAACTCGGATACTCGCCAATCAACATAATCAACACCGCTCTCAACTTCCCTGGTTCTGGTCTGTACATCATTACCATATGAATCGCTCGTCTGTATGAGAACCGTAGCAATTGGCTTGAACTCCACAAACGGCATCCCAGACGTAACCAGCGTATCAATTTCTACTCGTGCTCCCGCTTGCGCTCCTATCTTAGTTGAGTACTCCTCTTGTCCCATAATTACTATATAGGGGTATGTTATATCGTTAACCGCAAACACATGAAGACATGCAAATTTAGTATTTGTTATCTCAGTTTTCTGCCATGTACTACCAGTCCACTCATTGTACGCCGCCCGGCCCGTCCCAGCCGTAATAATACTAAAACCAGAATTGAAATCACGTCTCCAATATCCTGACGCCCCGGACTTGTAGTACACCGGAAGCCCCGTTGTCGATGTCACAGCCGCCAATGTGATTACAAGGTCCTCATCGGCTATTATCCCGGCATCAACACCAAACTGTGCGTGTGTATTTGAACTACCGTTGCCCTCTGTTACAAGCGAATTCAACGCTGCCCCTGACCGATACTGTGTACCCATTATGGCATGCAAAAAATAATGCGTCTCGCCATCCATCACACAGCCGTGTCGCTCCTCACCAAAAAGAATCTGTTCATCGTTGTCTGCATCCCAATAAAGAATCGTACAAAGCGCCTTGATCTTGTAGATAATTTCAATCTGCGAATCTGTAGGATTCGCTACCGCCGTCAACGTCGCACCGTCGAAATAGATGAAGTGTATCCCCTCCGTGTCGTCTATAACAACATTCTGCGCTGTTGTTTTAGTGTATTTCGTCCCGGACTCGTAATACGAAAAACTAGATACTGCCGGTTGTATCGTGAAAGTTCGTGTTCCATTCACAAATGAAATGGTGCTATCGCTATTATCAATATGCCCCGTTGGCTCATTAGTATCAGTAACAAAACTCACCCCTGCATCTGTTAAATCGATAATCTCTGTTGATGATTGGAGATAATAATGCCCGTTGGTGGATAAAACGTACAAATTGTAGTCACCGGTCGGTGGTGAAGATGGATGAGCACCCACTATAGACATATTATGCAGAAATGTCATTAAATCAACACCCTATACCCGGCTAAATCCAAAATAAGGCTTCCTCCGCCTGTATCATACTCAATCGTTTGGTCATCTATTCCAAGCTCAACAGTATTTTCATTTCCTGCAAAAACAAATGAAACTCCTCCGGTCAAACTACTCATACCATTTGGACGAACATAACCCAAACTAGATGTCGAATGTTGCATGTGTAAATTAACCGAAACAGCATTAATCGGTACCAAAGTACTACAATCGACATCAGTCCAACTAGTTGCAGTTCCACCATTTAAAAGGCGTAATACCGTTTGTCTCGGTTCATTGTAATGCACAAACCGAACGCAGCCATCACCGAACATTTTGAAGTCAAGAAGATTGCTCGATGAATCATTGAAGGTATATCCGACAAGCCTCTTCTTGTCGTAGTTGCCCGGCATTGTTGGGGAGGTAGCGCTCTCACTCAGCATGGCTGCATAGGTCTCACCCGTTGTATCGTAGATGAGCCACAAGTAATATCCGGTAGAACTACTTTCCGAACCCGTATCGAGCCCACCGGCCCCAGATGCTGTAATCACAGCGTCTCGATTACTACCTAAGACCATATTGAAAGTATCATCATCACTGCGACACTTCCCTGGTACGATTCTCAGCGTTGTGTCCGATATCCACGTGGCCAGCAGCCCCACAACACAGTCCATAGAAAACGCACTCTCGGCGGCTGCATCCTCCCACGAAGGTAATCCACTCGCAAGCGTCAATATCTGGTCATCTGACCCTTTAGCCAGCCGTTTCGTAATTGTATCCCGAATGAGAATATCACCATCGGTAGTCAAAGGATCGGCATAATCGGATTTCCCGTCAAACGCCGACCAATCAGCCTGACTCAACAACCCATCCTGAGACCCAGAAGCGTTCTGTGTGGCCTTGGCGTGTTGTGCTGTCGTCATATGCTGACGTTCGCTCGCTCCACCTCCTTGAATGTTTGAAAGATCATTGTGGGCTAACCCAACTGCGGTCGTTAAATCGAAAGTGCCAAAAGTGTTTTTGACATACAGGTGCCCGTTAGTGCTTAATGTATATATGAGATCCACACCTGTAGCGGGCGTTACTGGGTGACTTGTTAATCGACTCAAATATTTATGGTGTGTCAAAATTACACCTCATCATTTTCTACATTCACGAAATCTCGATAAACATCCGTAACGATATGCCTATCTGTGCCGTAGGTGCTCGGAATGTTCCCACTCCGCACCTTCCCTTGGCCATTCGTCACAATATCGCTAAAACGCCACCTTCCTCGATGACTAAAGTGCCACCTTCCTCAATCGTTATATCGGATACAGTATGAGTAAAATTAGCTGGAACTGTTCTCGTTTGTCCGGATTCCACCAAATGCCACCCCATCAAGTCAGAAATTCGCTGAGCACCCATCTCAACATCCTTAACGCGCAAATGATCTCCAACGCGATCGATCCCGTATTCAGCACCATCCCCAACCTCAAAGTTGTCTTTTAACGTACCTTTGAGATTGCCCGCTTTGTAATCACCCATTTAAAACACCTTCTTCAGTTTACGGTAACGCGTATTCGATCAACGCCCGCGCCGTCCCTTGTGTTGGTGTACCTCCGACTGTTACTGTTATGTCAACATCGGTTGCAGCACCATACAGGTACATGTTTTCTGTGACATATAACCCAACAACTTCCAAATCGTTTTCGGTTTCTTCCATATGGCGATCGTCGTCCGAAGTATCGCCGATTTTTGCAACTGGCGTTGTTCCATCGAAAGTTTGTGTCACATTGAGTTTTGTTTTTGTCAACGTACAACCGTTGGGAACGTTTTTGATCAAATTGACGCCCGTATCTTGATAGTCAAACGCCAAAGCCGCCGCTTTAATAATTTCAGAAGACGACGGTGCCGGTCCCAGATCGATCCATACTGAACCATCATCATCCCACATGTACAAGTGATCGGCTTCATACTCGTCTGTACCGCCCGTCAATGCGTCTGTTACACTGATACGCATACCTTCAACAGGAACGATTTCAACCCATGCTGCGCCCGTGTCACGGTACAGATATTTGAGAGTGAACGCGCCGCCCGTTGTGGTACAAATGAAGATCCGCCCCAAGGTCGTGGGTGAAGGTGGAGAACCGCCATCAATTTGTCCGGTAACGATGACATCCGCCCGCGTTTCCAAATAATATTTGGTGACAAAGTCGTTATCACCAATTGGGTGTGCGCCACGAGCAATAACAAAGTCATCATCGGCAGTATTTCTGTGTTCGAAAATACCCGAGTTGTTTTTTAGTTTCGGTCCGACTTTACCATATTGGACTATTGATCCAACGCCGATTAGACCATAATTCTTTGATGTCATTTTCTATTACCTCCGTTTTTACGCCGCAAGCTTTATGGTCACGGCACGATACCTTAGTTTTGGGTGTTCCCCAACGCCGTTTGTTGTTACGGTTAATCGAATATCGTTTCCGACTATCGATGCGTTGAAAGTTACACCTGTGATTTCTGGCGGTATGTACGAATAGTGATTATCTAAATCAACATTTGTGCCATTGTGATTAAAAACGAAACATCCGGTTAAAGCTTTATCACCAATCGGTAGTTCAAAAGAATAATTCCAGATTATTTTTCGGAAAACTGTTTTGTCGCCAACAACAATTATTTCAATGTTGTTGTCTTGTAAATCGACTTGTATTTCCGGGCTTGCCGATTGGAATAATGAAAATAACGAAGCATCGCCGCCAAAAACAGAAGTTGGATCGTCAAACCAGTTGCCCGATTGATTCCCATGGATGATCCGTTTAAACTGTGACAATAGCGCTTCGGCAAATTCTGCCAAATCTACAGAATTGTTTTCTGAATTTGCAATTTGCGCAGCGCTTTTTTGATCGTCAAAGCTATCCGGCTTTGCTATCTGTTTTAACCTTTGTAAACTAGTTGCCAAAATTAACCTTTATCAACTGGATTATATCTCAGAGCGCCAGTTTTTGCCACTGTAACCCGTAAAGCCGGTTGATTATTGTGCGCCATTAAATCGATTTTAAACCCATCGACAAAAACAGTTACCCGCTCACCCCCTTTGTTCCCCGCATTTTGATCTGGTTTAACAACAGTTGGAGCAAAATGAATTCGTCTACAATCTTTTGGCCTTGAAATTGAATATTGAACACCGGTCGAACACTTGTGATTACTAAACGAATTACCACAACTATTACAGACCAAATTTGACCGTTTACAAATCGGGCAACGAGCTTGCCCACCACATTCTCTAAGAAGAGAAATACCAGTTACTGTATTTTGATAAAATTGACTTTCGAACTGTTTCAACAGCTCTTTTGCACCGTGATCTTTTTTTGGGTCGACAATCACGGTTCTACCATCTTTGGTGTGAATCTTAAACACGGCACCCCATTGGGAAACACCAAGCAAGGTTTTTGCCGCTTGGTTGAATTAACTTTTCTTCTTCGCCTTTTTCGGCTCTTGTGCTTTTGGCGTTGTTGGCGTTGTTGGTGTTGGCCATTTCGCTTTTTTCGGCTCTTTCACCTCGCCTTGAAATATGAATTTTCTGTTTTGAGATATGTCTTTTTGCAGAAAATCATACTCGTCATCAGTCAAAATCACAACCGTCCCCGGACGAAAATGTAGGGCACCGTCTTTTGTTCTTTCGAACTTTACCGGATCTTTTTTATCCTTAACTTTTTTCGTCTTCGGGAATTCGATTTGAAAAGGCGAAACTTGACGCGTTGTCACTTGTTTCATTTTTTTAATCCTCGAAGTCTTGAGCGGCTAAAATCGCTTCGACCAATTCGGGTTTCTTTTCCCTACCGGTCAAAAGAACTTGGTGTTTTTCAGCCATGGTAACCAACTTGGTTTTTTTCTTCGCAAACAACTCTTCTTCGGTGAAGATTCGCTTTTTCGTTTTCTTCGCGGTCTTTTCCTTCTTGTCCCCTTCCAACATTGTGACCGTGAATCCGTAGGTTGATCTGTAGTAATTGATTTCGTGATCGGTTGTGAGGGTTTGCGATTCGCCTCGTTTAAATGTCCTGTTTTTAACAGTGTGGGTTCTCGGCCCTCTTGTTAATACACATTTTGCCCTTGGCATTTTTTCGCCTTTCTTGCGCCGCCCTTGTAATCAATCAGCGGCTTGTTTTCTCTGTTTATCTATCCTTCTGTTAAAGCTTGGCAATGGCGCCGGTTACTTAAACGCCCGTGCCAATGTTGTACACCTTCACGATCGCGTCGACTTCTTCGATTTGGACCGCTACTTTCGCCGTGATCGCGTATTGATCGACCGTTTTGTAGATGTCGCGGTCTTTCTCGATCCGAACATCACGCCCGATCCCGACAATGAAGTTGTTCATGTGGGTGAGCATTATTTGCGGGCTCGCCCCGTAGGTCACCTTGACCGTGTCCCCGTCGCCGATAGAACCCCCACCGTCACGCGCAATCGTCCCGGCCGCCGCATCTAGGGTGTAATCAGTTCCCGAGATGAAAGGCGTTGTGGGGGTATCGTCGAGTGTTTCAGGCAACACAACAACATCAACGATGTTCTTGTATTTCAGCGCCACAACCGTTGTGCCCGGCAATGCGACATGTTCGACCTGTTTTGGTTGGAAATCCCACAACGGAACTTCGACGATCGGCACACCGAAAGGTGTGATAATCATTCCAGCCATTGCATCGTCGCCGCCTTTGGTCGCACGGGTCGAAAGCTTTTCAGCGTAGAGTTGAGCCAGATCCGGGCTCATGAAGAAGCGTAGATTTTTTCTGTTTCTGCGGAACTTGGTCGGCATTGCTCGCAGCGCTTGCGAAAACACGCTTGCACCAATGTTCAAACCGAGTGCGTCAACGAGGTGTCCGCCGTCTGCGAGTTTTTGCCAACCGTTCTGCAACGCCAGATAAGAATCTTTGATGTACAACGTTGTTGAACCGCTGTCGACAATGTCACCTTCGAGCACTGCCGGACCGACCGTATCACCGATCAAATAGAGTTCTTCGAGATCGTTGGCCAGTTGGGTGGCGAATAAACGGATGATGGTATCCGTTACGTTGTCGCCTTCGATGTTCAACTCCCGGAAATTATCCGAGATCTCAATTGGCACCATCACCTCTGAAGGGGTCAAAGGAACTTGCGAAGTTGTGATCCCGCGTCGAACACCCGGATCCTTTGCTTCGACCTTTGGAACGGCCGCTCGTCTGCCGATTCCGATTTTGTCGATGTTTAGCGTTTCGTTGCGGAATCGCACGGTCCGCGCGTTTTGTTTCAAAACCGTTTCATCGATCACATAATCGATGAAACGATCGCTTTGCGCGGCGTTGAGTTTACCACCCGTTGCGAGATCATCAGCGGCGGTAATAGCTTTTTGCACTTCTTCGTGCACTAATTCCTCATTTACGATATTGCCCATTTTGTGTTTTCTCCTATTACGTTAAAAGGTGTCTAGGACGATTCTTTTACAGAACGTTGTCCCAAAGATCTTTATCCGCCTTTTTTGTTGTTACAGTGCCGCTTTCGCCAAGGCTTTTCGATCCTTGACGGGTGTTTTCGATCTGTTCGATTCGACCAGTTAGCGTTTTCAGCGCCGTCGATATGGTTTCGAAGCTTTTTGTGATCGTGCTTAGACCGCTTGCGCCGAAACTTGCGTTTTTCGGAACCTTGGTTTTCGGTGATTTGGAATGAGGGATTCCTTCCATTTCACCGATCATCTTGGCCAACTGTTCTTGCAACGCTTTTAACGCCGCAAGCCGTTTCGGGGTCAACACCTTGGCTTTAGTAACCGCCGCCGCAAGATTCCCCATGAAATCGTTGTCCCCTTCGGTTTCGGTTTCGGCGCCTTCGGTTTCGGTTTTGGTTTCGGTCTTTTGAACCGTCGCCGAACCACAAGCACAAACTTTTTCGTACTTTTTGAGCGCGGTTTTGAGCGCTTCGCCTTTAACGCCGGTTGCCTTCAACGCGTTGGCAAAGATCGTTGCCGGTGTTTCTTTTTTGGCGGCCTTTTCCGCCTCTGTTTCGGTTTCGGTTTTGCCGCCTTCTTCGTCTTCGACTTGAGCGGCTAACCCCGCAATCGATTTCGAAATAGTGTCGAGGTTTTCAAGCGCCTGCTCCATGGCCGAGTCATCATCGTTCTTGGCCACTTCGACAGGAACCACTTCGACATTAGCAGCCTCTTCTGTAGATTTCGCTACTTGATCGGCCATTGGTTCCACTCCTTTTTGTGTTGCGCTGTTTCCAACGCATTTGATTACAGCAAATTCTTTTTGATTTGCTGGCCTATCTACCACTGAAATTTCGTTAACTTCCAAATCGGTGTATTCATGTTCAACACCAACACTTTCCGCCTTTTCTAAAGCCACTTCTTCGGTCATTTTATGCAGCCTCTTTTTTGAGTTTTTTGATTTTGGCTTTTCCGCCGATTGAAAAACCGGTGATTTCGCCCTTTTTAATCCTGTCCCAAATTTTCTTGCTTAGAATTTTTAGGATTACAACCCATGATCCTTTTTTGATCGTTTTATCACCTAACGCAAAATCGATCGGCGCAATATATGATTCGCAAAGTTCAAACGGTTTTTTGAAATCTTTATGTTGGACACCAAGTTTGGTTGTTATATTGAAGCCAGCTAAAAAGCCATGTGCCGCTTTTCGGATTACTTCATCACTAATAGTCGTTTTTTGCGTGTCAAAAACATTCGGCTCTAAAACAACGCCGGTAACTTTTTGTTCTTCTTTTGCTAACTTTACAAGTTTGACATATGCCTTAATTACTGAAACCGCTTCTTCTGTATTTTTGGCGATTGCAACCGGCTCTTTCGGTTCATCACTTTCAACCGGAATGATCTGTTTTTCAGCTTTTAATTGTTCGTATTTTTGTGCTGTCATCGCTCTACGTGGCATGTTTCAACCTCGAAAAATACACTCTAATTTAGATATTAGTATAAAAGTTGTGAGAAATGAAAAGAAGCCTGTAAAATAGATCTATTCTGCTACTTGTAAATTGTATCTAAAATGGTATCTATCTTCTTAACATCTTTAGACTTTAAGTGTTTTTTGGGGTTGTTTTCTAGGTCATTCCAAAGGGTTTTTGTCTTCTTTTTGGTTAAAAGTTTGGGCTTATCGATTACCAATTTCGCCCGTAAAAGTGTTAATCTTGCGGCTTTTTTAGAAATGCCCTCTTGTTCTAAGATTTCGGCAATTCTTTTCAAACCGATTTTCTTCAATTTTTTTACATCGGTTGCGCTCAAATCTTTCAATTTATCCGAAGTTGGGTAGTAATATTTTTTTGGAGTTACCGATTTAAAACCACCGTCGTTATTCACAACAGCTATACCAGCGCCAGTTTTTAAGATATTCCCTTTTCTTCTTTGGCTGTTACCAGAAACAAAATCTAGTAAACGAATTCTTTGTTTCTGGGCGTCTGTAATTTTATCGGTAACCTTCCAACGTTTTTCAAAATGTTGAAGTGTACCAACACCAGATCCCAAGCCGGGATCCCTGGCTATTGTTGGCGGGACAATTGTTTTTCCACCCAATTCTCGATCTAAACGATAAAACGAAGATTCGGCTTTTTCAGTTCCCGCTGTTTTCCAAAGAGCAGTTATTGCTTTTTTGCCCCCCGGTTGTATCGATTGCATTTCTAAAAACGCAAACTTTTCACCTTCAACATGGGTAAAAGATGTTTTGCGAATTATCGAAGTTCGCAATAGTTGGCCGATCCGATCTCTCAATGTTGCGATTCTCGCTTTTGGTGGTTTAAGCTCAAGGGGTCTAGAAGGCTTCCTAGCGGTCGGTGGTGTTAACGGTACTAGATTACTGTATGACATCGAGTCGATCGCTATATCGACCGTACAACGGCATTTAAAGTGAAATGGCAGATC